GGTTTGATTAAGTTGCTTTTACTACAATTGTAGTTTACTAAAACGATTATCACATAGCTACAATTAGAATACACTATGACAAACTATTTTACTCTAAGGTGAGCAGATATGGTTGCATTGTTAGAAAAACTCCAGCAGTTTATTATTCGAATGCAGAAAAAACTTAATCAACCAATCAAATATAAGAACAAACATTTGGTCTTAGCTGGAATTGTAGTAATTATCTTTTTCATTATACTTTATTAGATGAGGTAGAAGATGCCACTCTTTGTTGTTGGGAATGCCGAAATTTCTGGCTGAATCATGGCGATTCTGCGAATTCTAATTTTGTTTGCGTGGGGGTGGTCGCCAGCACCGACACATCCTATACATTCGTCGCTTGTGCAAATAATAATGGAAAAAAATAGTATGGAGAAACTGGTTGCCACACTGAAGCGGCATGAAGGGGTTAAAACTCATGCTTACCGAGACAGCCTCGGCATTTTAACTATAGGCTGCGGGAGGAATATTAATAACAGCTCAAAGCACAAGGGTATCGGTCTCACCATTGATGAAATCGACTACATGCTCCAAAACGATATAGAGCGCACCATTAAAGAGTTAAGTCAGGAATATGTTTGGTTTAACGATATGGAGGAAGGCGCTAGGCGGGACGCAATTATTAATATGCACTTTAATCTTGGAAGATTTCGGTTTGCTGGGTTTAAAAAGGCGATTGCCCATATGGAGAATGGTTCCCACAATGAAGCTGCCACGGAATTTTTGAATAGTCGCTGGGCCAAGCAGGTAAAGGGTCGGGCCTTAGAGGTTACTGATATGATTAAGACAAATACTTATGTCTGATACTTATATATTTACGTGTACTGTCATACAAATTATTGATGGAGATACTGCCGATGTTGATATTGACTTTGGTTTTGACTGCTGGCTTCGCAGTTAGCGTATTCGTCTTGTCGGAATTGATACACCCGAGTGCCGCACTAGAGATCGCCAGGAGAAAGCGTTTGGATTTGCGGCAAAGGAATTTGTCGAAAACTTCGTCATGATTTAGTCGCTTTCGGGATCCCCTAAGTGATCGCTATTCCAGTATTCCCTTACTGCGCGTTGGATAATCATGGATAAAGTCCTTTCCTCTTCTTTGGCGAGTTGGTGTATTTTCTCGTAAGTTTCATCATCCACCCGCACGTTTTTTCCTTTAATGGCTGTCATGAATTTCCTCTCCCATTAGGGAATCTATTTGTTTAGACATTTCTTTCACCTTTGCACTTGTCCAGAATACCTCTTCAGCTAAGGCTAGGGTCTGCTCATTTAATGCTTTCAGAATTTTCTGCGACTGCTCTAAAGCATCAATTATCTTACTAATATTGCTAATAGCTTCGTTTTTTGTATAAAATTCTTCCATCTTAGCCCCCTTTCTGTGGTTTATAAGAAGGATGCGCCGTGGTTGGTATCCAGCGTTGGAATTTAAACCCCAACCACAGCACAGAGCCTAGGTACACAACCATGCAGGTTGTTTGATTAGCCCATTGGCTATGTAGTAACAATACTACTAAAGTGCAGGTCATAAAACAAAATTAACCCTTTCTTTTAAGAGCGAGTACCACCAGCAATAGGTAAAACAAGATTGCCCAGATCACCTATCTAGTATTCTCTAGGTAGAATTAAATGGGCTGTGTTCGGTGCAACAGGGAAAAGCCAGAATGTGTAGTCACCATCCAGAAATGTAAAATCAATTTGGCGATGCCAAATTGTATATGTTTGCCCATCTGCATCTTCCGCTGTTGCTGTGATTCCGGCCTCTCCATCTTTGGACTTAACTTTAATCACTATCATGGAGAGTTCTTTTTGTTGCTCAAAGAAGGGAACCACTTCCGTTACTAAAACATCCATTAACCAGTAAGCTCCCCCATAGGCAAACTCTCTAAAATAAGAGGTGCCTTGTGATAACAACAATTTATATTTCCATCCTGGAATTTGATGGGCGATGGGGGGCTGGTCACTTCCTATACATGACTCTAAAGTTTCGTTAAACTTTTTTGCCTGTTCTTCTTTTGAGAGTTCATCCCTTTCAAATGGATTATTGCCCTCTCTCAATATTGGGATAATACGCCTTAATCCCAGTGGAGTAGTAAGTTCTTCTCCGGTTTTGGGGTCAAGTACCCCGTGTTCTACTTGTGGTGTTTTCATAAAAAACCTCCTTTCTGTGAGTGTGTTTTATTAACTACCTTTGTAGTATGGCAAAGTACCTATCCCAGTACAAGCTATGTAGCTGTCCAAACAACCTGTAGGCGATGCCCACATTCACTACATGCTACACAATTGGCCTCATTTGTTTTGGTAGTATCCACTACTAACCAAAAATACTGCCCTCCGCATAGGCCACATGCTTGTAACTCTACTGTTTCAACAGTTGGTGCTGGTTCAATAGGTTCTTTTCTTTTGAACTGTAATACTGTCCCCATGTTTATACCTGTTTGCTAATAGGTATATTTTACCACACATGATTTTCTAACCCTTGTTATTTAGGTAACGGAACGTGCGGCACGGGAACTTTCATGTTCTATTCATCCTTATTCTCATTTCTGTGCTAGAAAACCTGTGTCTCCTTTTATTGTAATGAATTACAGGACACAATCCTTTTCCGGTAAACTCTTTAAATTTATATTCCTCCCCGATTATTCTTACATCAGGAGTTTTAAGTTCAATTATATCTTGTAAATCTTTTTCTCTCTCGTAGGGAATGATTTCGTCCACATAACAGACAGCTTGTAACTGTATATACCTTTCTACTAAAGATTGAAGAGGAGGGTCTTTCTCCGGCCTCTCTACAGAGGGGTCAACATGCAAACAACAAATGAGATGGTCGCAGTGTTTTTTAGCATCTTCTAACATAGCCACATGTCCCACATGAAGCATGTCAAAAGCTGAAGCTGTTATTCCTATATACATTAAGTTTGCATCACGCTATGGTTGTCTCTTAATCCTCTTGTCCATGGTTTATCCGAAAAGGTTTTTTTCGCTTCCCCCCAATTTGGTCCGAACTCTGCGTCAATTATAGAGGGAACTTCTAAGATGACGCATTCTTGCATAATCTCCTTTATGCGCTTGGCTTGAACCTCGCTCTCTACTGAAATATCTAACTCGTCGTGTACCTGTATCATGGGTGTTATGCCTTCCTCCCACAGTGCAACCATAGCCGCTTTTGTTTGATCGGCAGCACTACCCTGTATGAGTTTGTTCAGAGCTTTGTAAGTGAACGCTCGCTTAATAGCAGGGCCGTGTTCCGCAAAGGCTTCTTGGTAAGATAATGGTTTCCAGGTTCCGTATCGGCTTGGTTCCCATTTATCAAAGCGGCAACGCCTTCCTAATAAAGTGCGAATTGTCCCCTTGCTTGCTGCACGATTAGTGGTGTAGTCTGCTAGTTGTTTAACAAAGGGGACTTTAGAGTGATAAACGGCAAATAGTTCCTTCGCTTCTTCTAGTTCTAGCCCTAGCGTTTCTGCTAGTTTTCTGCTTCCCATCCCATAAAATAATCCCAAGTTAATATCTTTGGCATGCTTACGTGAAACCCCCACAATATCTGCCGCTAGTTGGTGAAAATCAGTGCGGGCATCTAGCTTATACCGATTTGCAAAATCCTCTGCCCCCTTAAAATTCATCAGCTTGGCATAGTGAACAACTATGCGTGGCTCTTGACTACTGTAGTCAAAAGACCCCCACTCACAGCCCTCCTCCGGTAGGAACAGACTACGAATCATCGGACCAATTTCTCCGTGACGGGCAGGTATCTGTTGTAAATTAGGGTTGCTATAGCTGAACCGTCCAGTAACCGTACCGCCTAACTCACTGCGTAGGGGGTGAAGCTCTGCATGGATGCGGCCCTTTACTTGATGCTTTAATAAGGTGTCTACAAACGTGGTTCTGGCTTTATTAAATTCTCTAGCTTGGACAACCATCTGAGCTACAGGGTGAGGGTGGTTAGCTAGAAAATTCTTTGTGAAACTGGGAGCTTCTGTTTTTTTGGTTTTGCTGTAAGGTAAGCCTAATGATTCAAAAACCTTGGCGACACTTTCAGCAGCCCAGATTTCTACTCCAATTCCCGATTCCTTTTTTATTTGTTTGAGTAAAATCGTCTCTCGTTTTTGGAAAACTTTCTTTATGCGTTCT